TAATCATCTCTTATTGGGGGTGTCCGGGGGTTGTTTTTGTGCATGACGTACCAAACCGGTTCCCCCGGACAACGCAAGTACCCCACATCCAGCACTTAATCTTCTCTACCGGTGGCAAAGGATCGACCTTTTGCTTACCACCCTCGCTTCGCTCCCCCGACCTCCACCCCTTAGCGTATAGCCCCCGCTATATTATTCTGCTTACCCTTTTTTTCAAAGTGAATTAGGAATAACATTATTATTGTCGACTACTTGGGCGTGTTATGGGGAACCAATACAGCATAACGGTGAGCGATGAGACGGATAGAATCCTGCAAGACATGAAGAATGAAGGCTACAAGATGTCACAGATCGTAGATGCTGCAGTGTCTACCATGGGCAAAGAAGGCTGCGCACGTATCATTCGTGATCGTCGAGCACTTGCAGCACTCAAGAAGGCGGCGGAACAATGAGAGAGCGATACGCGGATGACTGTTCGATGTGCAAAGCAATTGTTTACGTCGAAGCAAGCTTGAACTTTAACCAAGAAAACTTCTGTGCGACGTGTAGAATTGCAATCGCCCTGGAGAACATCGTTGAGTTGATGGAGGAGGCTTCTGTATGAGCTGCGGCTTTTACAATAACTTTGACTGGGTGACCAGAGACATTACGATTGAGTGGTTGTTTGGTCACCAAGACTACGATGGCGTCCATCGTCCAGCAGGACCATGGTGGGACTGCATCAATTGTGGCGATCTATTCTATTCCACTACACTTTGCACGTGCGATGATTGCAATCCGTTCAGTGGATATTGTAGGAGTTGCTGAGATGTGCGTCAAGTGTGAAGCCTGTGACGAGACGTACTTTTGTAGGCACAATCAACGTCTTACAACTGGTGAAGTTGTACGATGTGAATACAACTTCATGTGGGTTCAGGCCTGTATGCTATGTCAACCCAAGTAAGGGATCAATGAGATAGCAACTTGAACAGTTTCGAACCCACCGACCAAACCGAGAGTAAGAAAAGATACCAGGACGTTTAGTCGGATCAAACTCTCAAGGTTGGACTCTTTTTCTGCTCTACGTTCTTCACGTGTCATAAGCCACTGTGCAAATCGTTCGGTCTTGGTTGGTGCTTTTGTTTCTTCAATTGGTGTTTCTTCAGACATTTTAATTCCTCAATTAGATTTGTGCGCCCATTCGGATCGCTTTGATTTCACTCTCAAACAACTCTTGAGTGAATCCAGAAGTCAAGTCACCTACGGCTCCTCGTTCTTCGATTATTCTCATGCGACGTTCGCCGCCGTATGTGCCGACGATTTCGCCAACTTGCATGCCAAAACGTACACCCTTGAATATGGGCAAACCCTTGACCTTACGTGGCAAGTCGAAGATGTCGAACATTAGCAACTCAATCAACGTCCGGTTCTTGTTGGAGTTGATACGAACGCATAAGTCGCATCAAGTATTCGTGGTCGGATTCTTGCTTAGCTACGGCTTGTAGAATGTGTCGGCATCCAGAAAGATCCATGCGGTCAGCAGACACGGTGGCAAGAAGAACAACTCTGTAAGAGTACACTCGATCACTTGCAGTTGCTTTCATTGAACCAAGTTGGTTGTCACTGTTTAACGTCGTACCGGCGTAAGCACCTGTGTCAACGTGAATAGAGTATGCGTGGCAACGTGCGTAGATTGTCTCATCAAAACTTAGCTGTGTTTGAGAACCGGCAAAGTTTCCATACAAAGCAAAAAAGACTGCTTGTTGATCTGTCATCGGTGAACTTGTCATAATGTCGCATAGAACAACTGAATCCCCAACTGCAACATTGAACATCTGTGGATTCAAAAGTTCTTGAGTTCCAGCTGCTTCGAAGAACAATGTCTTTTCTTCCATGGACATTCCTGCAAGGTCAAAATAATTTGATGACACAAAACCACCACTGCTTACCTTTGACCAACCTTGGGAAAGTGTTGGGTCAAGTTCCCATTCCGATCCTGTTCGATTCACAGATAACAATCCGTGTTCTTTGGCAAGCATCTTCATTTCTTACCACCCTTCTTCTTCTTAGATCCTTTCCAGGACTTGGCTGCTTTCTTGAAGCGAGCCTGATGAGTCATACGCGGATGAGCCTTCTTCAGGCGTGCAAGTTCCTTCTTCATGTATTTGTTATACGCAGAAGGTGCACGTGAGACAGTCTTGACAGCCTTCTTGACTGCTTTCTTTCCTGCCTTCTTTGCTGTTACACGTGCTTCTTCTTTTGCACTCTCAATGAACAGCGCCTTGAGTTCTTCAAGGGTTCCTTCAACTTTCACCAAGGTAAACACCTCAGTTGTCTGCTGCTGTCGATTGGATTGCAATAGCCATGAAGTCCTTTGCACCAAGGGTGACAATGGAAGCGTTGACACGAACGGTCACGTTGATTGCTTGATTAGCTGCAAGAACTGTCGAAAGCCCGGTGATGTAAAGTTGGTCATTGACCACGTATCGCCCATCATCGGAACCTTTGCCGTAGTTGTCTGGGTAAAGATCGGAATCTTGCGAAAAGCATGCATCAGTATCGTAAACCAAATTCATAGAAGCAACTAAAGCGCGGTCATTAGCAAACACCAAGCCGCCTCGGTTGAGATCCGTAACTTGGCACTTGATGTCGCCGCTGCCACCCAATGCTCCAATAATTCCAATTGAAGTAGTGGTTCCTTGAACAATGAAATCAACGCTGTGAACTTGAAGCGCTTGACGGTCACCAACATCGACGTAACTGCCTAGGTCAATTGTTGCAAACGTTTCAGTGGCAGATGCACTGATCGTAAGTCGTTCGGTTAGGGTAAACATGCTTGTCTTTTTTGTAGCCATTTTAATCATCTCTTATTGGGGGTGTCCGGGGGTTGTTTTTGTGCATGACGTACCAAACCGGTTCCCCCGGACAACGCAAGTACCCCACATCCAGCACTTAATCTTCTCTACCGGTGGCAAAGGAT